AACTGAGGTGGTACATCACCATATCTTTTAAGGCTACCTTTGTCATAATACAAAACTTGGACGCCAAGATTATCTAATGTCCGTGTAATTGCAGTGCCACCTGTTTTTGGAATGTGTATGTGTAGTACCTTTGTATTATAGATTGGCATCTTCCATGCCTGCAACTCGAAGTTTAACAATATTTGTAATGTGCCACTGTTTTTGGTCTAATGCTTTAATGACACCGAGCCATTTGTTTCTCAGCAATGCCCATTCGTTAACAAGTGCTTCATAGTCGCAAACATCATCTTCGCCTTCTGCATATTTTTCTGCATCTCGCGATGTCAATGCCCTTTGATATGATTCTAAATATTTTCTATAATGTTTGGTTTTCAATCTTCTTAATTGTATTTCTAAATGTTTCAGAATACCTTCTATTTCTTGTAGTTGTCTAAAACGTGCCTCCACAACTCCAGGCATCGATGCAGACTGTTTTTCTATATTTCCGTGTAGTTTTACTTCTGCAGATGCTTTGTCTAGTTCCACTTCGTAGTGTTGTATTGCATCTGGGATCTTAGTAATATCTTGCGAAATTATGGAGTACCAGTTCATAGGTCCTCATCAATATCAAAATCAGAATCCAAATTTGCTTTAATGACGTCATCTAACTCTTCGTCATTACCCATTAGTTCACGCAATTCGTGATCTTCTATTCCGTGATCTAAGGCTATGTCGATAAATTTTCCTGCTACCACTGTCTTGTCTTTACTAGGAACATACGATTTTATAAGTCCCCAAACATCAACTAGCATCTCTATCTCCATCATCTTCTTCAACAGCAGGTTCTTCTGCCACTTTCTCCTTATTAGTCAGATTACTTACCTCAGACATAACAATTTCTAAGTTATCCTTGCCCCAGTTTTTTCTGTAATCAAGAAGTTCTTTGCCTTCTGCTGTTATATATTTCAATCTGTTTCCTGATTGTGTAATTAGATTTTTCTTTTCAAATAAGTCAAGAAGTCCGGAATAAGGATCCATTCCTGTTTCGTAAGGAATTTTTACTTGCACACCTTCGAACGGTTTAGCATATCTTGTCTTCATCACTTTGCATCCTGCTCTTATTCCTCTCACATCAGTTATCTTGTTTCCCGCTTCATCTTCTTTTAGTTTAAGTTTTTTCATTGCAACCACAATACTTGATGCATAGATAAATCCTTGTCCACCTGATATCTTATCATCTGGATCAAACATATCCTGCGATGCGTATGTGTGATTGGTTGCAACTAATCCAACGTTATAACTACCAAACATATTGACACAGTTTCTTACAAGTGCTGTGAGTGCCTTAGGCTTTCTACCCATATCACCCTTCATATCACCTTTAGTAAACTGGTCAACATCTGTTGGTGTAAGCAACATTCCTAATGAATCAATTACAAATAAAACTTTTGGCCTGTCAGTCGGATCTTTATCGCCATAATCTGTTTTATACTCTTTCATAAAGTTAGATACTGTTTTAGCAACGTCATCTATCATAGACATACCTAAACGCATTAGTTTATCTTCAGCAGTATCAACACCTAGTGCTGTCAGCCATTTTTCATCTAGTGCATTTTCAGAATCTATAAGGATTACAAATATGCCTTGTTTCTGTGCTTCTTTGATTATATTGCCAGAACAAAAATATGATTTTCCTGATCCAGATTCACCTGCGAATACAGTTACTTTGCCTAGCGGAATTCCTTTGTTAAAATCACCTGATATCAGATAATTTAGTGCATAATTGCCTGTCGATATCCAGTCTGTAGGATCATTGAATCCAATGCCAAGACCATCAATCGATTTTGTTATTGATTTTCTAAACTTTGTTACATCAAACGGTTTGACCATAATTTCTACCTCTTACATTATTATATGAAACTTTTAACATTGTGTCAACGGGGGCATTTCTGCCCCCAATGATATTATTTTTGTTGTCTTGCTCTGATAGCCGCCAAAATATCTTCTGCTTTTTGATTACCAGTTGATGTTGCTGGTTGCTCTGGAGCAGTAGTTGGTGCTGGTTGTGGAGCAGGCTCTGTAGTTGTAGTCACAGTTGGTTGTGCAGTTTCAACTTTCACTGCTGGAGTTGGTTGTGGTTTAGCCACTGTGCCACTTCCTGTCGCAGGTGCTTTTAATCCTGCGGGTCTAAAGTATTGTGAATACTTTTCTGCGTCATACGATTCACCGTCCACGGATGCCCTGAACATTTCTTCCATTACTTTGATCTCAGTTTCACCTGGTTTCTTAGGAAGGAAGTCATCCAAGTTAAACAAACCGTTTGCTTCAATTGATTTGTTTTGCTCTTCTGTAAGTGGAGTAGTCTTTCTTGACCATTTTGATGTTGAGTAATCAGCATAACCACCTTTGGTAGTTTTGTTGATTCTGAAGTCAACACCTCTAGTATAGTCAGTTGGAAGATCTTCCATTTCAGGATCCATCAGTGCAGACTTAATAATATTGAATATTTGTGGTCCAATAATAAATCTTCTGATTGGGTTCTCTGGTTGTACATCTTCTTGCAATGGAGATGAAACAACAAAACCTTGGAATATGTATGAACGTTTCTTCCAATATTTTCTGCCCAAGTCTTCCAATGATTTATCTTTGAACCATTGTCTTACTTCAGCAAGTATTGGACAAGCGTCACCATACATCTCCATACAAGGAATTTGTACTTGTACAGGTCCTGATGATGCATCACCTTTCACTGAATTGAAAGGCAATTTGATCATTGCTCTTTCTGTCCAAAAGAAAGTATTGTCCTTATTACCATCTGGTAAAAATCTTAATACTGCTTCTGAATTTTCCGGAATGTTCCAGTGTGGATATATTGCGTTGTCTCCAATTTGTCCTTCGCCTTGTGGTTTAGAACTTTGAGCCTGGAGCTTTGCTCTTATTTCAGCCAGTGTTGCCATAATGTTAGCCTCCTATGTTTTTGCCTATTGTGTATCACTGTAATGCATATTATATACGCATCACTATTCTTTTGTCAAGAATTATTTTATGCCTGATAATCTTACGATATCGTTGATGTCTATGTCTGTAGTATCCTCTGCACTGTAATTCATTTGATCCATGGGTGGATATGTGCCGTATGGTACTATTTGTGTTTTACCAGTTGTAATCATCTCTATTGCGGCTTTCTTCATATCTGCAAAATCAGTTTTATCTTCATAGTCCTGATTCAATTCAGAACTGTATTCATCCAAATCACTGTCTATTATGCTATCGTTCCATGGAGTGTTTTGTTTTGCCATTGCTCTTTGCATAATCTCTTTGGCAGTAGTATATGATGGTTCTTCATCTATGCTGTCAGCACTTATAAATCCATCACCTATATCCGCCTCCGCCTCTTGCGCCATCACATCCCTGATGTATTTCCAAAATTTTGCATAACGCAACCATTTTTCTTTGTCTGCTTGATCTTCATCCAGTTCTTTTACTTTTTTCTTATTGTGCTTGTCTTTGATAGCACCAATTTCTTCAGCACTTGCACCTTTGCCAGCGGCACTTTGTATTGCTTTCATACCTGCTTTGCCGTATTTCTTAACGCCTGCTCTGTACATGATGCCACTTTCAGCTGTGAACTTTCTGTTCATTGATTTAATTAGTTGTCCAGCAATTTGATCAGTTGATATGTCAAAATGCATCATAGTTTCTTCTTGTTCGCCCTGTTCTGACCAGTCAATATCGCCATCTCTAACACCAAAGTATTCTGCTAACTGTCTTGTAATACCGTTGTCTGTGTAAAGTTCCCATGTGCCTGTATTATGATACACACCCATAAAATGATATATTTCATCTGGTCCATTGTTTGTGAATCCTATTTCTATCTTTGTTACTGGCACTTCTGATGGATTATCTTTTTCATCGTCCCATATGCTGTCGCCATCTGGTTTAAGTATTAAGTTTTGCGGTGTATGTATGTACGTGCCTGAAGGCGGAAGTGTATTATCTTCTAATAATTCATTTACAACGTTTTTGAAAGCGTCTTCATATTCTGATGCAACAATGTCATCTTCTTCTATCTGTACGCCAAGACCATCAAGTTGTGAATCTACCCAAGCTTCGAACTGCTCTGATTCATCTTTGTATTTTCTTTTGTACTGTTTTGTAAGTTTGCCTTTGTCGATATTTTGCCCTTTGATGTTTTTGAATGCTTTTACATCTTCAGGTGATTTTCTTACTTCGTCTGCATATTCATCATCAGCCTGCATTTTTTTCATATCTTGCAGATATTTGTTTGCAAGTTTAATTGCAGTTGATTTTAATTTTTTAATTTCTGGATTTGGTTTAGAAAACAGTTCTCCTGACTTACTTAATTCTTGATCCATATCAGATGCAAAGTTTACGATAGCATCATCATTTGTTTCTGGTGATAAAAACCTAGTTGCGATGTCTCTCATTATAGCACCTAGTTTTTGTTCCGTATCTTTCATTTGTCCACGTAAGTTGTTTTGGAACTTATCGTATGAGTCATCTTTTTTAAGTATTAGTTTTGAATCAGGTTGTTGTAACCAAGTGTCAACATAGTTTTTGTATCTTGTTGCACTTGATGGTAAAGTCATTACATCAACTTCTTCATCATCATCATCCTTTAGTTCGTTCACTGGAAGATGTTTAAAAGCATCTAGAATTGAATCATCGAAAGTTTCTTTTGTGAATTTTTGTTTTAGTTTTTCTACTTGTTCTTCTGATAGATCTTCATCAGTCGTTTTTAAACTTTCTAATGCAGTATCGTAAGTGTGAGCTTTTGCAAGTTGTTCTAGTGTTTTCTTTGCTTCTTTGATTTTATCTTTTGCGGCTTCTACAAATGGTTGTGTAGTTTCATCAAGTAATCCTGATCTTATTGTGTATGAATTAAAATTTCTTAAGTTTTTTATTTCTTCTACTTTCTTAACAATTGACTCACCTATTTCATCATAAGCATTACCGCCTTTGGCAACGTGCATCATCATCGCTCTAGCACCCTTCAAGTAATTGTAAGGAAATCTAAATCTTTCCCCTTGTGCATTTTCAATGAATATGCAACTGATATTTCGTGATCTTGCACCTGGAATATTTTCGTCCACGTGTTTAGAATGCCTAATGATCATCCTAGTTTTATCTAGTTTGTCATATGATGTTTTTGGTGTTCCGTGCATTTTGCTTTCCTGTACAGTATTTACACTAGATAGGAACTCAAAGTCGTTTTGATTCT